ACCATTAGCACCATATGAGTTTTGAGCTGCTAACATGTCATCGATTGAAAAAGACATTTCTCTATTTACAAATAGAACGTTTTCTTGGATTGCTCCTTGCTTGTCTAATCTTTCAATGATGTCATCAAAATCAGCTAAAGTAGATGGAACACCACCTGCCCAAACATTTCCTCTAGTTTCGATTGCTTCAAACATACCTTGAGTACCAGCACTGTTAGCAATTGAAGAACCAGCTGGGTAAGCAGCTCCGTTTAATTCAGCTAAAGCACCAGAAGCGTTTTCAGCAATAACACCTTCAATCATGGCCATTTCTAAGTAATCATCAAAACGTAGTCTTGTTTCATGCTCAGACTTTAAATACCATAAGTATCCAGTTGCTCCATCTTCAGTAGAAACTTCAACCCATCCGATTTGTGCAGCATCTGAACCAGATACTTCGTACTTATCTTTAATGATGATTGGCTTGTTTTCTAAGAAAATGTCTTCAGACTCTAAAGAACCAACCATACCGTTAGTACCTTGTCTGAATTCTGAACCGTATACAAATGCTGTAATCGTACCAGCGTTGAAACCTACTGATTGAGAAGCTTCGTAGTAAGCAACTTCAAAAGAGTCATCTGTACCAGCTGCTGTGTCAGCACCTACTGCTGTTACAATTGCTTTGTTTGAAGTAGCTCCACCTTCTAATGATAAGAAAAGTGTTTGACCTACTCTGAAGTTACAAGCTGCACCCGCAGTGACATAAGGAACAGCTGTAGACGCTGTAGCTCCATCCGCTTGTGTAGTTGTACAACCTTGATATTTAGTGTGTAGCCTTCCTTGCTCTGCCCACTTGATTAAGTCAGAGTTAGTTGGCATCTCAGCTCCTACCATTCTGATAAAAGAAGAGATTGTTCTGTTTCCGTATCTTTCGAATTCTTTTTCGTAAGTATCAGGTAGATACTGATTTAAGAAATCGAAATCTGTAATGTAGTTTCCAGGCAACGCAGCTTTTACCGATGATGGGCTTAACGCTGGTGCTGGAGTACCTGCTAATGCTCCTGCCATTATTTCTAATTTTTAGTTTTATTTATTCTTGTTACTTTTTATTCGTAGTGAATTTCCAGAATCTTTACTAAGAGCAGTGACTTTTAATTTTGGAGCTTGTGATGTAACAGGTTTAGACCTTAATCCCATGTCGATGTTTTTAGTAGCCTTGACATCTGCGCTGATAGCATCTGCTTTTCCTTTTTCATAAAAGAATTTAGCAAATCCATCAGGATTAAATGCAGCAGCCATAGCTTTATGATAACTTTCCGCATCTTTTAGGTAGCCTTCATTAGTTACATGTAGCTTTATAAAATTATTTAAGTCAGATTGATTTTCTTTTGTTTTATTAACATCTGATACTGTATATTTAATTTTTTGATCATTGAAACTGTATTCAAAGCCATCAAATTTATCAAAGTATGCATTTGTCTTTTCCGAAAAGAAAGCATTTCTCTTATTAATTTCATCTTGAGATACACTGTTAGACTCTGCATTACTTTCTTTATTAATCTTTTCTTCGTTTGTTTTAGTTGACTCAACTATAGTGGAATAATCAGATTTTTTTTTGTTAAAGTAATCCATCGCCTCCTTATGAACTTCTTTTTTAGCTATTTTCCTTTTTCTAATAGATGCCTCATCGTCTATACTGTCATCGTAACCAAACTTTTCTCCCATCTCAAACTCTAAATCTTCAGAATCTAAGTGGGGTTTGATTTCTGAGTAATACTCGCGAATTAAGTCATCTGCTGGAATAGAATCAAAATCTCTGTTAATTTTAACAAATTCATCAAATCCTTTTCCAGTTTCCTTAGAAAACTTCAAATAACTAGAAACTTCGTCTGGTAACTTCTCTGATTCTTGTTGTTTATTTCTAAACTCATCAAGTGAAGTTATTTCATCGTTGTATCTGTTTTTCAAAAAAGAAAGAACGTCTTCCTCAGTCATCTGAGGGGTTGGTGAATCTTCCGTAACAGGAACTTCCTGAGTTGGTTTCGACTCATCAATTTTTTCTTCTTGAGCTACTTCTGTAGTTTCACCTTTTTCTTCAGTGACTTCTTCAGAATTTTTAGCTTCTGCTTTATCCAATAGTTCTTGCTCTACTTGAGCTTGACTCTTCTCTTCAGAAGAAACTTCTCTTACTTTCCAATTTTCCATTATATTTTATTTAATTTAATTTTACACAAAGTTACTAAATATTTTTATCTTGGCTCAAACTCAGCTAAATCAAATCCATCAAGGCTATCTTCGTTGGACTCAAAGTTTATAGCTGGTAGCTTTTGTTGCCTTTGTTGAATCAATTTAGATTGCTCGGTGTTTTGTTGGCTTATTCGTTCTGATTTAGCCTCTTCTCTTTGTGTTTCTCTAGACTGAAGGGCATTAGCATCTAAACCTTTAAGTTGCATTTGATACTGGAACTCATAATCCATTAGTTGCTTTTTCAACTCAGCTTCTTTTGTCATTTTTTCAATTTGAAACTGAGCTTCAGCTTGTTCAATTTGAATTTTAGCAGCAGTCTCCATTTCAGTCTTTTTCATATTTACTTGAGCAGCCATGATTTGTGACTGTTCGTTTATCTGAGCTTGTTGCTGCATTTTTTGTTGTTCATAAGCTTGGTCTTGTTCTTGTTTCTTTTTACGCTTTAACTTCAAAACTTCATTAGCTAACTTTATGTTTTTAACTTCTCTAATGTCAATGGCATCTTCTAAAGTTATTTGATCACGTTGTAGTGCAGTTTGTATGTTAGCTTCTAATTGTGCTTTTTGCTCTTCATCAGGGGCTACTTCTATAAATATACCAAAATCATGCAGATATAAATCTTTTATAGAATCCAATAAGTTTACTTTGTATTTTCCTATTTGATTAGTGAACTCTTCTTTAAAATCAGCATATTCCAATAAGTCAGCTACTCTCAATGATAAAGCCTCCGCTAGTTTTTGTGATATCTGTAAATTAGCCTCTAGTATATGTCGTGTAGCTACGTTGGAGTTTAAAGCAGCTAGTTTTTGTAACCCAACCAATGCGTCTGGATCAGGTGTGGATGCATCTCTAGCTTGGTTTAGTCCGGTTACATCTCTAATCATATTTAAATAGTGGTTATATGAATTAATCAAACTAGCCATTTTAGCTTGCCCACTATTCGTCCCTAGTTCCTGAATCGGCACTCTAGCGTTGTTAAATTCGCCATCCTGAGTATAAGACCTTCCAATTACAGAACCTGTCTGAAAATAAAGCTTTAAAGCGTCTTCTGGATTGTAAGCGGCTCCTGTACCTAAATCTACCTCATTTAATCCATCAGCGTCAATAAAAACACCATCAGGAACTACTCTAGATATTACTTGCTGAAGTTTTAAGTGTGTTATTTGTATAAGGTCTGCAAAGTTTATCATTCTTCTTACTAATGACTCAATAACACCTTTATACATTCTTGGAGCTGCTCCAATATAATTTGGTAATGCTTTTTGTGAAGCTGAAGCAGGTCTAACCATGTTCTTTGAAAGTTCCCATTTCAACATCTTTGTACTACCCATAACCATTATTCCGTCATACCACACTTCAATTTTCTTAGACAATTTTTCAAAGTTTTCTGTTGACTCTTCTGGCGGATTGAAGTTATCGTCTTTTGGTATAATTCTTTCACCACCATTAGGTAACTTCTTCTTTTTATAAACCATTGTCTTAGTTGTCTTATATTGAAAAAACAATAAAGTAGCCACATCTTTCTGAAATAAAGTATCATAGTAAGGTCGTAAGATACCATAGTAGTTATACCATAAAGAAGATAATTGAGATATTTCCTCGAGTTCCTCATTCGTTATGTCTGGTTTTATTTGAACTAATTCCGTTATCGGTATTTGTTTTACTTCGCCATAATAAAAGCAATCTTCAAAAGTAGGGCTTTCTGTATAACTGTAAACTAAAGAAGCAGGATCAACATACTCTACTTTTACACCTGCACCTGGATAAAAATCATGCTTTACAAAACTAACCCCTAATGTCATTAAATCGTAATTCATTCTTTGACGAATCCTAGTTTTGTAGTGGTTCATTTCTAAAACCGTATTGATGGCTTCTTCTTCTGCTATTTCAATAGCTGGTTTATAATTCATTTGCATATACAAATCTAACTCAGCACTATTGGTGGGTAGTTCATCTTGAGGAGTGTTAAACATATCTATCCCTAATTGCTCTTGAGTTATGTCCAGAATTGGTTTTGCAATCATGTCAGCTTCAATTAAGTTTTGAAACTCTTGCCTCTTTTCATTTGACAATGCGTCTTGTGCATATGCTTTAACATCAAATAACCTGTCTCCCATTCCATTTACGACAATATCCACAAACTTTGGTATAATAGGAACAGGGGTCCAATCTAAATTCAAATACGATAAATCACCATCTACAGCAATTTCATTTTTATACTTACCTATTGGTTGTTCTCCTCTTGCATAAAGTTTTCTTCTATGAAACTCTAACCACTGACTGTAAAAACGACATCCGTTTCCATCTCTTCTAAACCATTCATATTGTATTGACTGACCTACTTGTTGGCCGTATTCCATTGAAGACTTAACAGAATCGCTAACGTCTTGATTTGGAAAATTTGCGGGGTTGATAACTACGTTTATATTCTTCATTTATTTTAAGATTGTGCTGGTTTTGCCTTTATTGTCGTATCTTGCAAATTTAATGCTTATTTTTGACTCTTTTTTAACAGGGGTGTATAAATGCCTTTGATTTGCCATAATAGCTAGTCCTGAGCTAATTGAAGCATCATATTTAGTCCTATTGTTTATATTAAATTTTGCCCAATCATTTAAAGTTCTATTAAAGTACATTGAACCTATTTCATCGGCATCTCTATAAACTCCATCTAAATCAAAGCCAACGTGTTTTTCTATGTAACTCTCTATAGCAGCTGCATGTGATTGTTTTATATCTTCAGAAGAATTTGGTATTCCTCCTAACTCTTTTTCTGATTTTGAAAGTTTGTGAGAAGGTTTATCAGGTCGATTCATACTGAACCCCCTGTATCCTCTGTTTTTTAAATGATACAATAATCTAGGTTTGTTATTCTCTACAAGGATTGGCATACCATAAAAAATACAAGCCATTAATACTTCTTCAAAAAATATCTCGGCTGTTTGTGGTCTAGCTATATACTCAAGAAAAAACTCGTTAGAAGGAGCGTCATCCATGTTAAATTTAGTTAAACCATGTAAAGCTCCGTTAGAACCTATACCTCCAACTGTTCCTGATATATCATAACTGTCACAACCAAAAGCTCCTAAGTGGTCATTACCTGGATACTTAACTCCATTTCTTATTATGTAATTATTTTGCAGATGCTGAGGTGGAGTCCATGATATTAAAAATCTACCTCTATTATTTGGATGCCAAACTACTTCAGAATCTTTTACTCCATCTTTCCAAGAGAACGAACCTCTAGTAAAATAATGTTCCGAAATAACAGAATCATTGTAATCAATTTGTTGATATATTTTATTTAAATTAAATATAGAGTATTTTGTTTCGTCTCTAAATGCGTGTTCTTTTGTTCTTGGAAACTGTCTATAAAACTCATTTAACGCATCTCCATCGTCTCTTAGGGAGTCTACTTCGTTTTTCCAATAATCAATAACACCAATATTTATATATTCATCATCTACTCCTTTAACTTTTTTATCAGGAGTCCTAAATACAGGAAAACCAAATTCATCTATATACCCTTCAAAGTTCCACTCCATTGGAATAAACAAAGAATAAAGACCGCTTTTGGTTTGGCCATTAGCATTTCTTTTGGTAACATCCGAATCGTTAAATAACTTTTTAAAGTTTTCTCCTCCCTTATCTAATGCATTAGACGTAGAACCCATCATACATTTTCCAACTATCCTGCTACCTAATCTCAAACAAGTTTTTGTTACCCTCCAATTGTTTAGGATGTTTTCAGGTTTCTCCCATTTGCCGCTTTCATCGTGTACTAATAATAATAGTTTTTCACCATCGTAAGAGTTATCAGAGGTGTTTTTCCAATCTATAACCGTATCTAATCCATCTAGTTTTAGTTCTTGTTCTTTGTCTAAACTTTTTCTAGTAATCTTACTAGCTGGAACACGATAAGCTAATTCAGT